AGATCCGCGATGCACGATGGTCGCCACGTCGCGCTCGTTGAGATAATCGCTCTCGCCACCAACGCCGCTGTCGTCGATGGGGCGGGACGTGCCGACGATACCCTCAATGACGCGATTGGAAGGGCTGAACCAGAACCCGTCGCTGTTGTCGACCTTAGCAAGCAGCCCGGCGACGCGGGCGGACGCTGGCTGCGACACGGCCTCGGCACCAACCAGCGGGTGGTTGTCGACGCAGTAGATGCGGCGCGAGTTCCAGTCGTTGCGATAGGCAACCGACTGCTCTGCGGTGGCGTTGGGGCAGTCAGCAATGATGACCGACCGCAGCCGGTTGGCGATGCCGCCCAACTCAGCGACGACAGGGTTTGCGGCATTGCCGATCTGGCGACCAGCGATGGTCGCGTTCTCGCCATCGCCGACGATGGCGACAGTCAGGTGCTGCTCGGAATAGCCGATGCCAGAATTGAGCATCTGAATTCCGACGATGACGCCCGCGCGGATGACGGGGATCGCCTTCGCGCCGCCGCCGTAGCCGTGGCCGTCGATCACAATGCGGGTATTGGCGAGCGTGTAGCCTGCCCCGCCCACGCCGACGACGATCTGAGTGATGCCACCAACGACGCGCTGCTGCGTCCAACCGGGCGCGATCATAATCTTCGGCGTCTTGAAGACAAGGTTGCGCGCGCTCATCATGGCATGCGCGCCAGAGCGCAGCGAGTAGTCGCCGATGAAGTTGGTGAGCTGCTCTTCGATGGTGGCGGCATGCGCGACGCGGATGCCGACGATGGCAGGCGCGACGCCCTGATCATAGATGCCGTCGAACGCATCCTTGCCGGTGCCAGCTGCGCCGAGCTGCGCCGTCACATCGCGGTCGCCAAGAAAGAGTTGCGGGCGATTGAGTGGGAACAGCGCTGGATCGGCGTCAGGCGCTGTGTAGAGCAGGCCAATCGTGGACGTGTCCGTGGTCTGGATCGGGCGGTAGCCGATATCGCGCTCTAGGACGCGCGCGCCATGGTGGAAAACTTCGCTCATGAAAATGCCCTCAGGGTGTGGACCGGCGTTTGATCCGGTGTACCCCGAGGGCTGAAGTGATTTTACGGGCGCAACTCCACCCGACGATCAGTACCCAGTCAGGAACGAGGCAAGGTTAACCGGCTGGCTTGGCCAGTGCGTGTCATCTGCGAACGATTGATCAGCCAGTGCGACCAGTGCTTCGCGCGTTTCAATCATCAACGTCTCCCATGCATTGACTGCCGACAGCATGGCCGCATCAGAGAGTTGTTCTTGAGTGAGTGGCACGCCGGTGGCGACAATTGAATTGAGATACCCCACCTCACGTAACATGCTGGCCTGGATCGTGGCCGAGCCGAGCGCGGCGTTGATCCTATGCTCGCACTCCGAACGGATCGCTGCTGTCAACTGCGTCGGCGCAAGCGGGACGACCAGAGGAGGCGTCGTCACGTAGGCCGTGCCGTTCCATACGTCACCGATGTTGCCGCCCAGCTCACCAATAGTGAGGCCGTCCGGTGGTGCCCATCCGCCATCGGCGTCAATCACCGCGATAGACACCACCGTCTGCGATGCGTCAAGAATAGGATAGGTTTGCGTCATGGAAGGCTCCGGGGCTTTCATCTCAAGCGTAGAAATCGATTTCGATCAGGCCGTTCGCGCCGTTGCCGCCAGCGCCGCCGTAAATTGCGCCGCTGCCCGCTTGTCCCGGCGAATTGCCATTTGACCCGTTGGTAGTGGTGTTGCTGGTCTGGAAATAAGAATGACCCGAGCCAAACGAACCGCCACCGCCAAGGATGATGACCCAACCAGAACTCGCGTCGGCGTTTCCTTGACCGTTTTGGCCGGGGATCACGTAGCCACCGCTGCCGGTTGGTGACGCGCCGAGGCTGCCCGCACCGCCCGCAGCGGTGATGGCGCCGAACGCACTCGAACCGCCCGCGCTTCCGAGGTTCGCCGCTCCGGCAGCGCCGCCGGGTCCGCCAGCCCCAACTGTTGCAGCCATCGACGCGCCAGCTACAACAGCGACCAAACCCCAACGATATTCTGCGCCATTTCCACCAAATCCAATGCGTCCGCTCGCGCCCTGCCCTTGGCCGCCGCCGCCCGCGCCCCACATCCGCACGAAGGCCTTTGTTGCCCCCGGCGGGACGGAGACCATGGTCGATGCGGCCACGACAATAGAGCTAATCAGGCCACCGGTTGCCGCTCCTGCTGGCCCTTGTGGGCCGACCGGACCTTGAGGACCCGGTACCGTGCTTGCCGCGCCTGCCGGTCCTTGCGGCCCAGATGGTCCTTGTGGTCCCTGAGCTCCGGCGGGACCAGGAACCACACTGGCGGCCCCGGCGGGGCCCGACGCACCCTGCGGTCCGGCGGGGCCGGTCAATGACCACACATCCCACGTCGCACCGCCAGCGTGCGAGGTATACTTGTACGTCACGCCGTCCGCGATATTGCGCACGACGGTTTCCAGCGCCGGAACGGTAGCAATCCACGCCGCGATCTGCGGGTTCCACTCGGCGAACTGCCCAGCCTTACCGGCAAATGCTCCGGTCGGAGCGGTGCCAACAATAACGAGGGCCGTCGCCGCCGGATTGGTCGGTGGGGCGCTGGCGAAGCTATCGATAGAAATCCACGGCGCGCGACGCAACCGCGATAGCGGAACGATGTCGGCCGGGTTGACGATGATGGTGACGTTGGCCGCTGTGTCGACCACGATAGGGATCAGAACGTCGATAGTGTTGACCGCGCCCTGGCTCGCTGCCGCAAGGTCGGTCGCGGGATAATTGGCGACGACGATACACTTCCCGTCATCGGTGTAGAGGGCCAACTCGCGTATTGTCGCGGGGGCGACGCTGGCCGGGATCGTGCCCTGCACCAAAACCTGGGTCGGGTAAACCGGATCGCGCGTTACGCTCGTTGGTGCGCCGCGCCAAACCTCGTGCACGAGCCCGGTCATGTTAACCGTGGGCGTGACAGGTGCGCCGTTGCCGTCACCAACTGCAATGGCGGTGATGTTGATTGTTCCGGTGCCAGCAATGGCTGCGGCGATCTTGGCTTGCCCCAGCAGCGTTGCGACGGCGAAATACTGGCTCATGTGGTCCTCAAGCAGTCAGGGGGGTGAGACGGGCATGGACGGTCGACAACGTGGCCGCGCCGACTGTGATGCGAGCGTTCGGCGTGCGGATCGCCCGCACCGGTTCGATCAGGAATTTGACATGAACACGGGCGGTGACCGCCGCGCTGATGGTCATGGGCGGCGCGGGGGCCGGTCGCTGCAAGACGATGGCTTCTAGCAACGAGCGGACGTTCTTGGTCTGGACCGCGACCCGGCGCAACCGCACAGCGTTGGCCGCTGTCCAGTCGGTCACGGCATCCAAAGCAACGTAGAGCCGGAACGTGTATGCCCGTCGCGCATCGCTGGCGGGGACGAGGCCGGTATAGACGGCCTTGGCGGCAGCCGTGACGGGCTCGAACCATTCGACGACGGTCGCGCCGAGATCGAGCTGAGCAATTGCACGCCGCAATGCGCCGACCGTGCCTTTATGTTGGTGCAGCCAAAGGCTGTCCTTGATGACCTGGCGCTTTTTGGCCTCGTCCCATTCTGCTTGCCATTCGTCAACACTCCACGCCTGCGCGAGGTAAGGCAGCAATCGAGCCGGACAATCGTCAGGGTTCCAGACGGCGCGGATCAGCCACGTGGGTGCGGACAACAGCCGGTGGTCGGACGCCGAAAGCGCACGCTCCAGCGGCGTGGCGTTGGGCGGCAATAGGTGTTCGAGGCGCGGCGGGTCAATAGCCATCGGTCAGCCCTCCACGATTTCATAGGTGACGGCGACAGAGGTGGCATAGGCCGCGCCCTCAAAGCCGGGATTGACTTCGGCTGGCGGCGACGCGCGAATAGCGCGGATGACGTTGGTGCGGTCCTGATGAGCTGCGCCATCGAGTGCCGACAACACAATCCGGCGGCCAACTTTGTGGCTAACATCAGCGTAGCCTTGAAGGGCGTTCAAAGCCGACGTGACTATCAGACTAGGATCGGCCCCCGCACGAATGTGCAAGTGGTAGTTTATGGCGTAGAACGTGACACTCGCGGGCTGGACCTGCACGAAGTCGGTCAGTGGCCGGGTGTCGACGGGCGAGAACTTCGCGGCGACTGCGTCGATGATCTCACGAGCCGGTATTCCGGTGCCTGCTTTGGACAAGACCACGGCGCGGACAAAGCCGGGCTCAACAAGGCCGCTTTCGGGGCCGTAAATCGCAGCATCCTTGACGAGGGGATGAGCACTGCGGGCGTGGAACTCATAAGCCCCATAAGGCCCAGCCGTCGAAAACGCCTCAGGGGCAAGCTGGTAGCGGTAGCGCAGCTCGTCGTCGGTTTCGCCGTCGAGTTTTTCGACGCCGAGACGGGCCGCAAGGTTGACCAGATCGCTGCCGCTCGACGTTGCAACCATCACGGCTCGGACGGCTTCGTTGATGCGTTGATCGACGATCAACTCGCGGTATGCGCCAGCTTCGACGCCCTTGACCAGCGGCTCGCTTTCGAGCCGGAGAACAGCTTCGACTTCGGCTCGAAGCGCCGGGTCTTTGATACGGTCCAGTAACGCTGCCTTGCGCTCGGCGACGATGGCCTCAACGTTGGGCAGCACGACGGCGTCGATGGGGGGCAGCGCAGCCAGATCGATGGCAACAAACCGGCTCATACTGTCCTCGCAGTGCGTTGCTCGACGGCGGGCGTGCGGTCACCAAACAGCGCGCGCGGGAACCATGTCACCCGCATCGCCAGTGCGAGCAGCCCGGCAAAATTAGCGCGAGCAATGGAGACATGCGCCAACTCGACGCGAGGCTCCCAGCGAGCCACCGGGACAGCGGTCGCCATGACGGCCTTGGTGATGATGTCAGGATTGATTGGCTTGTCCTGAAGCGTGTCCTCGTCCGCGCCATACATGCGGCGCAGGACGCGCGTCTCAAGCGGGGTGGACAACACATCAACGAGCGATTGCGAGGTGTGCGACCACCCCCCAATCCAGCGCCCGGTGTTGCGATCCATCCCCGCCATGATCAGGCCCGTTTCGCGGACTTGATCTGCACGGGCGCTGCGACTTCGACAGCGGCGGCAGGCGCGGGGTCGATGGGGTCGATGGGGTCGATGGGGTCGATGGGCGAAGCGGCATCATTAGCCGCGATCCGGCGCACGTTGCCGCCGGTCAAGAGGTTCTTGGCTTCGGCGTTTGTCAACGCGATCTTGAAGCCCTTGGCGGCAAACACGCCGCGATGCCAGAAGCCCTCAACGATGTCGTAAAGCTCTTTTTTCACGTGATGTTCTCGCTGCTGTTCTTGGGATGCGACGACCGGCTTGGTTCGACGCAACCTTGGCAGCGATTTTCGGGAAATGGAGCGGGGGCAGATGCCCCCGAGGGCGGCTAGCGGTGCAGTCCGTTGGCGTCGATGTGGACCTTGGTCGACACCATCGCGCCGTCGTGGTCGATGAACCCGACGATCTTTATCCGGCCTATCATTTCGATGTGGGGCGCGGTGATCGTCACCTTACCTTCTGCCATCACGAGCGTCATGCCGCCATGGTCTATCGTGGCACTGTTGTCGCTCCACGTGACGCGGGTCTTGCCGCGCGTCTCGACGTGCTCGTCGCCCTTCTGCGACGGCTGACTGGCGGCGTTCGAAAACGAGGCGGGAAACAGCATTCCTTCGGCGAGCCGACCGGACGGACTGATCACCATCATCCGCTGACCTTTGGCTGGCGGACGCCACGTCGTGCCGTTGCCGCCCGCTTGAGGCGCGCCAACTTCGGCCCACGGCAGCATCGGCAGCGGAAGGTCTTTGCCCTCGCCGCCGCCGCGATCCGTGGCTTGAGCCGTGCCCTTCGCCGCGTCGACCTCGTCAACCTCGACGAACCGGACGATGTTGCGTTGACCGCGTTCCAGCTCGGCCAGCCGGTAGTAGATTTCGTCAAGTTCGGACATGCAATCAGCTCCAGTAGGTATCGTCGGCGTAGTCAGCCGGGATCGGCGTCATTGCCTGGAGCGCGAACGAGTGCGCCCAGAGCGGCTGACGCGATGCCGACGCCGCCATCAGGATGTACTGCCACTCCAGTGCCGTGATCGTCGCGGGGCCGGTATCGGTGACGACGGTCAAAGTGGTAGCGCCCGCGCCGAGCGCGATCATGGCCTGGGTCGCCTGCGTGACCTCGTCCCAGCCCTTCATGTCGGCTGGTGTTGTGCCGATGTGGTGGACGCCGCGTGCGTCTCCAAAAACATAGTCAAACCCGAGCGCCATGCGGCGCTCGCGCTCGGCCACGATGTCAGCGACGGTCACTGTCGCCGCTCGGGTTGTGACAACCCCCATGCCCCAATCCACAATCCATCGTTCCACGGGTACCCCCGGCAACGTGACTGGATCAACGATAACGTGTTGGGCACCGGGTGGCACGAGCGCGGAAACCATGCGGGCCTCGAACTCGGCATCGGTCTCGGCTGGCGTCACAACCCGTTGCGTCGCTGGCGTCACTATTTCGACGGTAGCAGGCGTGACGATTTCCTCACTCTCCGGCGTGATGATCGTATCGCCATCCATGACTGCCGGCACGGTGCGCGTGACAGCAGGAACGTCCCTCGTCACTGCCGGGATATCCTCAAACACAGCGGCAATCATCGCGTCATGCGAAACGCTGACTGTGGTGATCGGATGCGCAGGCGCTTGATAAATTATAAACATCGCTGGCTCCTAAATGATCGCGAACGAAAACTTCGCGTCTTCGGCGTTGTGGGCGTTGTTGACCGTGAAAATTCGGATCGTGTTGCCTGACCGGAACGTGTCGTCCTCAAATCCAATTTGGACGTTGCTCGCTGTCCGAGCCGTGGTGACAAACACCTCAACGTTAGCGGGCAGCGTTCCAGCGAGCACGATCTCGTATGTTCCAGCAGCCAATCGGGTGCAGGATGTGACACCGACCGACCGCAACAGCGCGCCGGTGGAACCATTGACGCGCCCATGAGCCATGATCTGATTGGGTGGCGGATTGCCAGCGTGGTATATCTCGTAAGAGTTGAGGCCCATCGACCATCCGCCACACGCCAACTTGTTGTTAACGTCCAGACCGAGGCACATGGCGAACGCGCCGGGACGATGGAACGACATGTAGGCCGCAGCACCAACGCCTAGTCCCTGGACCATCAGGCCACCGGTGCCATAACCAACGGTCGCTGCCTGATAGATCCCCCCCTGCTGGTTGCCCTGAAAGTTCGATTGTGACGACGAGTTTACATTCGGGGTGGAGATCGGGCCTCTGAAGCGGGCCTCTGTTGAGGTCAGGCGTAACTGCTCGACGCCGTCGACGTTGAAAAACAAGTGGCCGCCGGTCATGGTCACGCCGTCGCCGGAGCTGATCCCCAATGGATAGGCGCCGCCCGCAGCCAGAGCGCCAGCGTGGAGCTTACCGCGCGATCCGGCGGATAAATAAACACCGGTCGTAGAGTTCATGGTCCAGGAACCGGCCACGAGAGCAGTCGATACTTTTAGTGACCCGGATATTTCAATTTTGAAGCTGCCAGTCGGCGCCATCCCGATGCCGACGTTGTTCGATCCGTCGATCTGAGCGATCCCAGCCCAACCGGCGAGCACTGCGCTGTACGCCTGAACGGAGACGCCGAGAGATGCAGCGATCAGGCCGGTGACGCGCGCGTTCGTATGGTAGAGATTGACAGCGCCCTCCGTCACCGCATCGGTCGACCCCGGCGACGCCGAAATCTCGACGTAGGCGCTGCCCGACCAGCGATAGATTTTTCCAGTGTCGAGCGCGATGTAGATTTTCCCAGCTTCGCCGGGCACCGGAAACGAAGCGAGCGCATTGAATTCCAGCACATCATCGACGTAGGCTGGGAGATAGGCTGCCGGAACCCGCGAGGTTGCGTCAAGCGGCGCGACGCCGTTGGCCGCGCCCTTTGACGCCGACGCAAGAGCGTCCGTGATGCCGTAGCCCGCGAGTGTCGTGGGCTTGTTGACAATGCGTTGGACGCCGGTCGAGACGGCCCAGTCGGCAGGAAGTTGGTTAGCCAAGGCCGCTGCCGCCGAGGCTGCCGCCGCTGTTGCCGAGTTGGCCGCGCTAGTTGCTTGTGTCGATGCGGCGGTGGCGCTGCCAGCAGCAGCCGTCGCCGAGTTAGCTGCATTGGTGGCTGACGTATCAGCGCCGGTCTTGGAGGTAGCAGCCCCCGTCGCGCTAGTAGCGGCAGCGGTCGCGGAGTTTGCTGCCGCCGTCGCTGCGCTTTGCGCCGACACAAGGTTTTGGACAATGACAATCCCGGTTGCCGAGGCTTGATTGGCAGAGTTTAGAGCCGAGGTTGCGCTGCTTGCTGCCGCTGTCACCGAGGTTGCCGCGTTCGCTTCCGAAGATGCTGCAGAGTTCTTCGATGACAGCGCTTGCGCCGCACTCGTTGCGGCCTTGCCCTCGCTGACAACCGCCGCATCTTTCGAGCCTGCCGCTGCCATGGCAAAGGCCGCTGCCGCCGTGGCGGCGTTTTCCGACGCCGTCGCCTGATCGGTCGCGACCTGCGCTTTCGTCGTCGCCGTCGTCGCGCCAGTCGTGGCGATGGTGGCCTGATCGGTCGCAACCTGCGCCTTCGTCGTCGCCGTCGTCGCGCCAGTCGTGGCGATGGTGGCCTGATCGGTCGCGACCTGCGCTTTCGTCGTCGCTGTGGACGCACCCGTCGAAGCGATGCCTGCCTGATCAGTCGCGGTCTGCGCCTTCGTCGTAGCGGTCGCCTGCGCGGCCTCTGCCTCGTCGCGCGCCGCCTCGCAGGCGGCAACCGTGTCGGCCCCACCCGGGTCACCTTTGACCAGCACGAGGTTCATGGCGATGGGCAGCGCGTCGGCATCGGTCGCAACCACATCGTAGCCAACGCTACCGGCGCGCTCGATGTAGTAAACGGTCAACGGCGCAAGCGGCGTTGGCAGCGCAGCAACGATCTCGCTCGCACGAACTGGAATGGTCATTGGGGCACCTCTTCAATTTCGATTTCAAAGGCGAAGCCCTCGGGCAGGGGCGGGGCGGGAACTGGCAACGGCGCGGTCTCAAGGCCAAACTGCACCCGCTGCGTCCACGACACCGAAAACAGCGCGACGCTTCCCGAGAATTCGCGCAGCTTGCCGCTGTAGAGGTTCTCGATGATGACATCGCGGGGCGGCTCGACGAACGCGAGCGCGAACGTGTTGCGATGGATGCGCGCCGCGATCCGCTCGGCGAGGTCCATCGCGGATTTGTGGGCAGGCCAGTTCGGCGCGGCCTTGGTCACCACGAACGCGGCGACGACCAGATGCGCCTCGCGCCCACCCGTCGACATTGCGTCGGTGTGCGATGGACCGGCAATCGACACCCGCACAGCCGGCGCTTTGACGGCGTAGGATTTCAACTCATCCAGCTCAAACGGGCCGAAGTGCTCATCGACGGCAACGCCGGTTAACGCCGCCTTCAAATCGGCTGTAACGGCCTCATGAAAGCGGTTGAAATTGCCGGTCGGCGGTTGGTCAACCATTGAGCTGTCTCCCAAGCATGGTCACGAGGTGGCGCTCCATCTGCGCGCGGTTCGCCACACTGATCCCGAGATAGGGGC